TACACAACGACTTGCTATTTCATCAGGAGTAAAACCCCTGTTTTGGGTTGTTGCAACTTCTACTTTAAAATCGTTAGACATACCTAATTCGGGAGTCATCATGTTCTTTCTCTCATAACCATACCTTCTCGATATTCATCAGTGACCTGTTTAGCCTCACCAAACTGCTTCAATGCAATAATAGCCTCTGCAAAGCGTTTTTCATAATCCTGCATTAGCTGCGGGTCACCTTTCATGTAAATATAAGCTTCTATCAAACTGCCGTAAAGCAGCGTAAGTTCAGCATTAATACTTAACCAGGTAGTTCCGTTTTCTGAACCAGCGGTTAAACTGGTCGGACGATAATAATAATGTAGCTCTACAACAGAACTAGCGTTGGGCGTAGGAGCTATAAGAAAAGCATCAACATCAAAAATAGAGTAAAAACGAGGATCGCCTTGGGTAGACCTATCCGGCGTAAACGATTGCAAGAAATTCACATCTTTAAATTCTAAAAATGTTTTTTCGTTAGTAGTCCCATCGGTGTACGACAATGAAAACGGCGCAAGAAAATCGGTGGGCATCGTAAGATACTCATCGCCTTGAGTAACGTTTCCGGCAGAGTTTTTACGGAACAAGCTTAATTGTACGTTTTTTAGAATGCGTTCTTCCGCAGAGCGAATAAAAATGGGTAGATTAGTGACAAAAGACGTTTCCGAGTTTTGCGTGTAATCTTGCAATGCCGTTTTAAGCTGTGCGTAAGTAAATGCCATTACCTAAATCTCTTTGTTTTCTTTGCCACCTTTTTAGGTTGCGACGAAAATTGTTTTCCTGCTTTAGTGTCCTTTCTTTTTTTCCTAGTCGTTGCGGCATACTCCCCCGCAGACAACGACTTTATTGCACTTTTAGGCAGGTATCTTTCCCCTGTTTTTGCACTAGGCTTACCCGATTTGGTAGTCCATTTTTGCTTTGTCCACTTTTTTAAAGACTTTTGTGGAGCTTTTAGTGCCATTAAGTATAGCCTCCGCCATTGTCTTTATATCTTTTAGCAAGCATTTGCGCTTTTCTAGCGGACCATTGACCCGCTTTACCGCCTTTTGTGCCTGATTTTATAGAACTAAACATTCTTTTACGCATGGTAGGCTTAGTGTAGTTACCCGCTTCGTTTACACGAGACTTATTTACACCGCCGCCTTTGTTCATTTTTATAGGGCTACCCGCCCCCAAATTAACCCTGCTTGTCATGTCGTAACTACCGTAACTGTGCCCACTTGTCCAAAAACATTCATTGGTCTAAAGTTGCCGCCATCTTCTACATTAGGGACCCCAACGTAGATTGACAGGACCATTGGTGTATTAGGTCGAGGATCTTTTAAAGCCTGTGGGTCAGAAACATGCCTTCTTGGGTCTAGTTGAGGCTGCTTTTTTTCCCATTCGTCTGGGCCCACCAAAGAACCCGTCCATTCTTTTCGCATATCGTTTAAACGATACACAAATCCAGAACGATCCGAGACGCCCAAAGCAAATTTCCCTTGAGCAAATTTAGCCATTAGTTTGGCCTCGCATAAGAAATACCAGGTTGAATAGTAAAAGACGCTCTGTCTCTATCTTCTGTAGCCGCAACAATAAACTCTTCTTCATACAATGTTTTTAACAAAGTGGTCCTGTCGGGCGCAAGCTTTAAAGATAGGTAATAAGCTAGACCCGCCGTCAAACATGGATAAAACCTAAACGGGACTTCCATCGTGTTGGTGTAGGTATCTGCGTCTTGTATGCGCGTTAAACGATTAAACACAATAACATCTGTAGTATTATTAGGCGTAGGCCAAACTTCTAACTGAGGAGTGATTAATCTATTTAAAAAGAATTGATCGACTCTTCCGCCAGTTGTTTTATTAGGTATTGTTAAATAGTCATCTCGACTGACTCTAGGAATAGAAAAGTCCGTATTATCTCTGCGAATAACTGCACTTAATATGTCTATTGTGCTTCTGACATCCAAAAAATCTACAGCCGTTGTGACAGTGGTGGTAGCCCCGCTTGCCGCTCCTGTAATTGTTTCTCCTGCTACAAACGTGCCCGTAGGCAATGTAATCGCTAAACTTGTTGCAGATGGTTTACTGGTTATTTGACACGTAGCACCGCTGGTACCACCTGTAATAGTTTCAGAAATAGAAAAAGCAGCCGTTGCAGCAACGGCCATATTTAATATGCCACCTGGGTATATTCTAATTCCTGTTGCCAAAGGGATAAGGGTTTCCTTAATCGTCCATTGATTAAGACCCCTGTTGGCCCACTCAGCTAAAAGTATATTTAAAGAACGTTTGGCAGTTTTTAAATCATAGCCGGTACGAACAGTACGGCCACATCGCTCAAACGCTTCTTCAATATAATCAGCTACATCTAGCTCAAAGTTGGTAGAATTAGAAGTGGTCATTAGGCTCTGCCTCTAGGCCCCTTTCCGCTCTTCATCTTCTTAGAGGCTACCATGCCTCCACCGCGCATACGAACAGGACCTGTGCCGCTCTTCATCTTTTTAGATGCGACCATCCCTCCACCACGTAGACGGACAGGGCTGGTGCCCTGCGGAACACTCTTACCCATCGCCATTAGTTTGTGTTGAGGAATGTTTGAACTACTAGAAGACCCACTGGAGCGACCAACAGGCCCTCCTGCACCCAAATTAACAGGGCTTCTAGAGCTAGGCTTCCTTTTACGCGAGCCTTTGTCCATTGTACCTACAGCAGCATAAGCGCGGTTACCCATTGCTTTTTCAGTGCCTTTACTTTCTTTACGGCGAGAAGCCATGCTTTGAGTCTTCTTTCCTTTGTTTCTTGCACCCAAAGATTCATCTAACTTGTCGTTATACCCTTGTCTACTCTTCATCTTTAAGCCTCCGATAGTAAGTTTCACGTACTTTTAACATATCTCTTAAACCAAATTGTTTTTCATACTCTTTGTAATAATTGGTCTTTTCTAACTTTTCAGAAGCTTCATGCAATTTACTCAATCGTTGAATAAAAACCATTGCATACGGATCGTCCTCTGCAACTTCTTCCTCCACCTCTATAGCTTCTTTGCTGTAAAAAAGCTCATTTGGTTCTTCTTCTGGGTGATACGCCATTAGCCATATATCTTTTTCTATAAAAATACCTTCGGCTATTGCTCCGTTCATCCCGTCGATATGCTGATAAAACAACGTTTCGTCTTTGATGTAATCTAGGTCTACTAACACCACGACATCGTATCTATCATCCCACGTAGAAATTATAGTAGTGAGATCTTGAAAAGCAGGACACCGTTTAAAGGATATTCCTACTCGTTCACTAGCCCATGCTTTTTCGGCATAAGGACATGGCGGCATATTATCAAAGCTAGGGTTAACTTTTTCCAAAACCTCCCGTGACCAAGAACGGATTTCTTCCGTAATTTGATCTTCAATTACCATGCCTTACACGACCAGTATCTTGCCGTAAATTTATCTTTTGCAGTGTCGCAACTATGCCTAGCTCTAAAATTTTTGCGACGAGCCGGTTGATCTTTTTTTATGGTCATATTGGCATCACCAAATCGAACCATCTTTATTTCCGTGCCCTTTTTAGCCAAGACCACACTTTTTTTAGCACCTTTTGTACTTCTTTTAGGTTTATTATATCCCGCAAAAGTTTCATCCCTATATTTTATGCGGCCACTAGGCAATCTGGTCACATTCTTAGTTGTAGCCATTAGTTAAAAAACACCGTAACACCCGTGGTAATGGTTGTTGGGTACACTAAATACGCGCCGTCTTTGAACAAAAGCCCTTCATCGGGTATATCTGGATAATCTGCCGATGTTGCGCCACCAGAAGTAATAAACTTTAAGATAGAGGCTCCAGAGCCTGTTGACCCATTGGTAAAGTTTAAAATCCCCGCAGTACCAGTATTAACAAAGTAGATACCGCGAATGCGTGTACGACCTGCAAAAACAGGAGCTATAACCGTTGTTCCAGAGCCTACCGTAGCATTACCCGTAATTGCGCCATCAACTGCAACTTGTGTGACGGTAGCAAACACAGAGGTTGTTGAAACGATACCTCCTCCTGTATCAGGACCGGCTATTGTTTCTGTAGAGACAGTAGTTCCGTCTGCCAAAGTCCCTGTAACGGCAAAGTTAACGCCACTGTTAGCCGAAACCGTACTTATTACTACGTTTCTAGCAGGTGTTAGCGTTGCTACTCCGGTTGATACCAGACTACCGTTAAGAGTTAAGTTTGCCGCGCCACCGGTTGTTTGAGCCGTACATATCCCTGTAGCTACCGCCGCTGCAACCGTAGAAGGATCTATAAAGGTCGAAAAAGTATCTGAACCTGCCATGTGCTACTCCTTGATTTCGCCACGTATAACCATAGCTTTGTAAGCGGCACTTTGAGGATGAGGTAATCCTGCTTTTGCTGTCTTAGCAGGGGCTTTTTTAGGGGCTGTCTTTTTTGCCGGAGCTTTAGTTGTTGCCACGGTTTCTTCCTCCCAAGCTTCATTAATGTCAGGCGTAGAAGGGTCATCGCCCTTAAACGCCCCATCTTCTGTCCGCGCTCGTTTGCGCTTAACCGTAGCCATACTTAGTATGTCACACGATCTTGCGCGGCAAGTATGTAATCTATGCTCATACTTTTTGTGCCCGTAGCGTCGCCACTCATGGAAACCGCAGCCGGTGTAATTAGATCACTTGTTATAATGTCCGTTATAGTGTGAACCAATTCTCTGTTTACAAAGAACTCAAGAACATTAGTGCCACCAACCGCTTTACCTTTGGTCAAAGTAAAACCGACTGTTTGATATGTTCCATCTGCTACGTTGTACTTAGTAGGCAAAGAAAATTCGTTTAGAAGAGGACCTGTA